CGTTCACCAGAAAGTCACTGGCGGCTTCCATCAGCGGCCCGGTCGGCAGCGTGTACGCCTGAGTCGCGCCGGCAGTGTGCGTGCCGGTGATGATGCGGCCCAGCAGTTCGCCAGCGGTCAGCGTGACGGCGACGGTCTTGGCAGCGGGCGAGCTCTGCACATACGGATTCAGCGACTGCACGACGGGCGCAGTGCCGACTTCGTAGTACGCGGGAGCCGCGCCAGCATTGACCACGATGGTCGCGCCGGAAGCATACGGGCCGAAGGTGCTCGACACGCCCGCAGTGGTGGTGCCCAGCAGCGACAGGGCGTCCGGGTAGTTCGGGAACGAGAGCAGACGCGAGACCTGCGTGGGCTGGGCGCTGTAGACGGTGATGCTGTCGCCAGCGGCCAGGGTCAGGGTCGCGGTGCCTTGCGGAAAGACGAACGGAGACATTGCTTGTCCTTTCAGATGGGGAGAGCCGCAGCCCTCCCCGTTGCACCGATCAGGTCTGCGAGAACATCATGATCCCCGACATCTCCGGCTGTTTGTTGACAACGCCGAAGAGCGTGTCGAGCCGGTACTTGGTTTTCATGGTGTTGATGTCGTACTGCTTTTGCATGACCAGTTCGATGCCCTGCTCGGTGGTAGCCCGCATCACCGCAGCGCCCGCATCGGACGGCACCGCGTACCGACCCGGCAGGATTTCCAGCGAGTCACGCTGCCAGAACGGGTTCATGTAGTTGGTGACGGTGTTCAGGAAGGTGATCGCGGCGGTCGCGGAGGCGCTGGTGACCACGCAGTTCTGGTACTGCACCTCGGCATCGGTGCCGCCCTGCGCGGTGATCAGCGGGGGCGAGATGACCATCTGCGTTGCGTTGGTCACGCTGATGACGCGGAACGACTTGGGCTGGCCAGTGTCGCCCTTGGTGATGTGATGCACCGCGTTCACATTGGCGATGGTGAACGCATCGCCAGCCGCCACGTTGGTGGTCGAGGAGACGGTCACGGTCTGGAAGCGGTTGTCCACGTTGGACACCTCGCCAGTGGCGGCGGTGCTGGTGGCCTTGGGCACATAGAACTGCGCACCGGCCACGCGGGTGTCGATTGTCAGGCCGGCGCCACCAGCGGCTGCGGCCTTGCGGTTGGCGTAGTCCAGCTTGTAGGTGGAGAAGCTGGCCATCTCCCCCACGAACGCCTTGCGCAGCGCACGGTCGCTGATCTCGTTGCCGAACGAACGCGAGGCCTTCGACAGGTCGTTGGCCATGCCGTTGTAGTCGCGGGTCGAGAGCGCCAGGTAGCGGTCGTAGCTCGGCACGCCCTGCTCGTTCATGACCGCCTCGCACTGCGCGACATCATCGAAGCCGCTGGCAGTGGACGAACGCTTGACGAACAGCGTGCCTTGGAGCGCGGCCACGTTCATGATGGCCACGTTGATGTCCGAGGCGAGCTTCTGACGGGCAGCGTCACCGAGACGGCCCTCTTGCAGCGCATCGCGCAGTTCGGTCGCGGTCATGATCCACGGCACCGACTTGCTGAAGCCGATGGTGGCCGGAACCGAGAGCTGGGTGTAGTCGTCGAAGTTGCTGGTCATGTCCGTGCCGGTGTAGCTGGTGGCGATGTACGGCTGCGGACGCCAGATGACGTTGTTGGTGCGCTCCATCATGGTCTGGTCGGTGTTGTAGACCGCGACGTTCTTGGAAAGCACCAGCGCATCGTTGAAGCCTTCGAGGATGTCCTCGAACGCGACGCGCTCTTCTTTGGAGAAAGCATTGGCCATGATTGGCTCCTGAGTTGGATGAGAAAAGGGTCGTGCGGTTTCCCGCCGTCTGCTTCACTCATCCAATCCGGGCTGGATGGCCACCACCTCTGCACTGCCTGCCGATTTTGGGCTGGCGAAACCCGATGCGCGGATTATGCCCGCTTCTGCCGCCTATACGCAACCACCTTGCTCATGTCGCCGGTTCTCGCGGCTTCCTCGCGCAGACGCTCCAGCGTGCTATCCACGGCGCCAGACACGCGGCCGGTGCCAGAGATGACCCGCTCAGGAGGAGGAGGGGACGGCTTGCGATTGGTGACCTTCAATTGAGCCTCCAGCTTTGCGACTGCGAATGCAAACTTCACCGGGTCTGAAATCGCCGCCAGTTCCTTCGCTTTCTTCGGATTCTTGCCCAGCGCATAGATCACCAGTTCGGGATTCTCCGCGCCCTGCACCACCACGCCCTGCTGCGTGACATTGAGCGTCTGCTCGACAATGGCTTCTGCCTCGTCGAAGTCGCGCACCTTGAGCGCAGCCTTGCCCTGCTGATAGCGGTTCAGCCGCTCCTGCCACGCCCGCTGCTGATCCTCTGCCGCCCTACGCTGCGCGGCCTGCGCATCGTCGGCCTGGCGCTTGCGCTCAAACCACGCGGCCAGCGCGGCCTCGTACTTCTCGGCATCGTAGTCGTAGCCTTCCAGCGTAGGCTTCGCGCCGAGTTGCGGCGCAGCTGCTGCCGGCGCTTCAGTTGAGCGAATGCGCTCTTGCAGTTCGCGGTTCTGGCGCTGAAGCTCGCGGTGCTGCTTGCGCAGTTCTCGCACCCAGTCCGGAGCGCGGGTCTCTTCCTCTGCCGGCGGTGCCTCGTCGCCAATCTGGACGGTGACCTCTTCCGGCTCGTCTGCCGGCTGATCCTCGGCCTGCGCCTCCGGTTGCTGCTCTTCGGCCACAGGTTCATCGGCCTGCGGCTGATCCTCGATCACTTCGGTGTCGTCGGGCTGCTCGTTCATGCTTGCTTCCGTCTCGCGCATCGTCGGCTGCGCGGGTGCCGTATTACTGCGGCTGGACCGGCAGAACCGGAGCCTGCGGCAAGAATCGGTCGATCACTTGCAGCGCCTGATCCTGCTGCGTCTGATCGACCTTGGAGAGCGTCTCAACGGTCTTGGCTCGCGTCAGTTCTGCGTCAGCCACCGTCGCCACCACATCGGCTCGCGCCTTTGCGGCTTTCGCGCTGGCCTCCTCGGCCGCAGCGGCCAGGAACAGCGCATTCGGATCACCGGGCTGGCCCTGCATTGCCGCCATGAGCGCCTGCGCCTCCTCGTCGGTGGGTTTGACCACGCCCATCCGAACCAGTTTCTGCCGGAAGAAATCGCGCACCTCGCTGATGCCCTCGCCTTCCATGTTCATCATCGCCATCGCCTGCAATACCTGCTGCGTCTCGGGGTCACTGGTGATCGCCAGCATCCCTGTGAGCGCCCGAACGGTAGCTGCACGCTTGCTCTGGCTCGTCGGGCCGATGTCAGCCAGCACGAAGAGCTTGGCATCGGACAGATCGTTCTCCATCACGATCTCGCCGTTCTCATCGACCTTGGGTAGCATCAGTTCCACGCTGCCAAGCTGGGCCTGAGCACCAACGGTCTTGAGCTTGCGACCGGGCTCGGTGTAAATCTCCCGCGCCATGCCAAGCCAAATCTCGCCGCCCCTGCGCTTGGCCTTCGAGAAGTTGCTCATGTATAGGTACGCCTGCATATCGAGGCGCTGCTGAATCATCTCGACGGCCTTGCCCGAGATGTTCGACACGATCTTGTCGCCCTGCTCCTGATTGCCGAGGACGTCGCGCATATCGCCCTCGGTCAGTTGCAGCAGGCCGGCGAGCGCAGGCGGAACCGGGGGCGGCTTGGTGTAGCCAATCGGGCCGGTGACGGCGATATTGCCGTTCGCGTCGGTGATCGGGTTCGCCAGCAAGTACGGGTAGTTCTTGAGATTGTCCTCGGACCACATCACCTGATGGCCGGTAACCTGCTCGGGCGTGAAGATCGGCTTCTCCACGCTGCTCAGTGCGCTGATCTCGCCCAGCTTGCTGCGCTGCATATTGCCGAGCCGCTGGGCGTCCTTCGCCAGCCGCACATGACCCATGCACCGCTCCGTGTTGTCGATGAACCACCGCTTGCCGTAGGCCGGAACCACCGGGATCGCATTGCCAGCGACATAGCCGACATCTTCAAGCACCCGCATGGCATTCAGCAGGTACTTGTGGCACCGCTTGCGCTTGATGCGCTTCTGACGCACCTCAACGCTTCCAATGGCAATCAGCTTTTCCTCGAGACCAGGGTCAGCGTCAAAGTCGCTCTGAGGGTATTTTTCCTCCTCGCCGTCAAGCGTCTGCCAGATGCGGATAGTCTCGCGCACCTCCTCGATGCGGTAATACTCGGCGACATACACGACATCGGGCGTCAGCCAGTCGAACTCGTGCTGATGGATTTCCTTCGGCCAACTGGCGGGATCGTCTCCCCATTCGGCCCGATATGCCTCGCGGGTCATGCTTGCGAGCACGAAGCACCGCTTGGCGTCGGCCTTGTCCTGGCGCTTGGCCTGCAGGTCGAAGAACACGCTGGAGTCTGCGTCGAAGATCGGCTCGATCACGATGCGCTGGCGCTCGTTGTCGGGGTCCTCGTCATCCTCGTATACCGTGCGCAGCCGGAATGCGCCGAAACCGCCGCCGACCGCCTCCTCGAAAGCGTTGTCGTAGGCTTCGTCGGCCACGCTATCCTGCTCGTCGCTGCGGAACAGGTCATCGCAAAGCTCGGCGGTCTTGTCGTCCTTGTCGCCGTCCGCCGAAAGGAACGAGACGCTGATGCGGTTGTTGCGGTACTCGTTGACGATCCTCATGACCGCGCTGGCGATCTTGTTGACCTCGAACTTCGGCTTGTTCTGAAACTGCTCGCCAAGCGGGCCTTCCCACTGCGCCCCGGCGATGGAGTAGAACCGGCGATCTTGCAGGCATTGCAGCCTCTCGTCGCGCAGGGCCGACTGGATCGTGTCGAACTCCTGCATGGCCTCCGCGTGGATGTTGGCCAGCCGCTGATCGTTGGAAATTCGCGCCATTTCGGACCCTTTCCGGCCGGATTATGCTACCAGCGATGCGCCGCTGGCAATGCAAGCCCCGCCAGTTCTGGGCGCTTGGCAGGCGCTGTGATCGCGGGAAACAAGGCTGCAAGTGCCCAGATGAGCGCATCCGCCCGGTTTGGCGATCCGCTCGCAGTATAGCCGGCGGTGCTGAACGCAGCCAATTCGTCCTCCAGTTCGGCAAACAGCCCGACATGGCGCACCTTGCCCTGCTCGTAGAGCGCAGAGAATGGCTCGGCGCGGACTGCCTTGCCACGCGAGGCGGTCACGCCACGGAACGGAGTGCGCGGCCTGGCGGTCTGGATGACCTGCTGCACCATCGCCCCGCCGAAGTTCGTCTCGGCCACCACGCAGTCGGCCTGGTGCCGGTCGAACGCTGACGCGACAACGCGCCCCCAGGTTGCCGGCCCAGCCTTGACGGTGCAGTCCTCCAGCACATAGGCCGCGCCATCAACGCCAATGCCGACCACCACGATGCCGATGGCGTCATTGTCCGCGCCGGCGTCGTCACCAGCGCCTGACGGGTCAACGGCCACCACCACGCGCACCAGCTGCGGCACAGCGGCATCCAGCACTCGCCAGCGGTCGATGTGCTCCTCGGGGAACAGCGCATTCGGCGTGGCGTCAGCGAACCGTCCCTCAAGGAACCGCGCCCTCAGTCTAGCCGGCATGGCCTCCAGCTGGCGGATGTATTCGGGCGACAGGTTCTGCGCGTTGTCGCTCGGATTGATCTGGAAGCTGGCGTAGTCGTCCGGGTTCGGAAGCGGGCGCTTCGTGTCCGGGTCGATCTTCTGCACGAATCGGCGATAGGTCCAGTGAGCTTTGCTCGGCGGGTTGCAGTCGTAGTAGGCCCGCAGTTTCAGCGGCAACGGCTGGCGGTTCACCATCCGCGCCTCGGCCTTCTGCGCCAGCCGAGTCAGCACAGTATCAACGGACCCTACGGGGATTTGGCTGCACTCGTTGAAGTAGACCGTGGCGAACTCCATCCCGAGGATTTTCTCGGTGCGGTCCTTGTCATCGACGCCGCCAAACCAGAGTTGCGAGCCGTTCGGAAAGTCGCAGTAGAGCTCCTGCTTGTGCAGGTCGTACTCAACGCCCGGGAAGGCGGTGGCCATCACTTTCGGGAAGGTGTCCAGCACGATGCTGGCCTTGATGTGATTCAGCCTGAAGCGAAAGATCGCGTGCCGGCTGTTTGGCGCTTTCACCGCCCGCATCACCGTGTTGCGCGTCAGCAAGAAGGTCTTGCCGCTCCTCGAGCCTCCGAACAGCATCAGATGCGTGGCAGGGCCGGCAAGGATCGCCTGAGCCTCCTCCTGCCGCGTCGTGAGCTTAAAGGCGCTCGTCATGCGCCGATGCGATCACCTGAATCGGCCCACCATCCGCGCCCGTGTGCTCTGTGCGGCTGAGCTTCGGCACGTGGTACTCGATGACATCCATCATGCACTTCCACGCAGCCGCAGGACCGTCGCGCTCGGCAATCTGGTTGAGCCACTGCTGAAGGCGCTCGGCATTGCCATCGACCAGTCGCGCAATCGCCTCGCGGGCGTTGGCGGTTGATTTGTTCGGAGTGCCTTTGGTGCGGCCACCGTGCTTTTCTCTGGCCATCTCTACCTTGGACTACTTTAGTTTTGGTTCAAGCAGATGAACCGCGACCCTGACGAACCCGGCCGGCCCCCAGCGTTTCGTGCCGGTCAGCGTGACAATCTGCCGGTCATCCTGCCAGATAACGCCGTTTCCCGCATCCGCAATGGCCTTGGCGATGTTGTCGATGTCGGGCTTCTTCAGGCACCACTCATTGTCGTGCGCGGCTCGCTTCTTTTCCGACCACCCGTGAGGCATGGAGAAAACCGCCTCCAGCGTCAGGGCGACGGGCTGGCTTGTGGGCAGATGATCGCCCATTGCCCGCTGCGCTGCAAGAGCCACCAGCGATTCGTAAGCCACGGTCTTGCCCGGAGTGTAGAGCCTACCGGCCTTCGTTGCCCTTGCTCGGCCTTTGCCCTGCGGCTCTCCTGGGACCACGAACTGGCACAGTAGCGACGTCATGCTCGGCTCCGGTATCGGTCGCGCATAACCTGGCGGAATGCTTCAGTCACGGGAGGCTTCACAGTGGTCATGTACCAGAACGCCAGCGCCGGCCGCTGCTGGTGGAGTGCCTCCACGAACCTGTCGTAGCAGCATGGTGCGCCGGAATAGGTCCACGGCGGAAGGCCGCACTGGCATGGCGTCTGTCCCCGGCTCATAGCAGAAGGCCTCGCATCGGGTAATCGGATCGCGTCCGGCTTCGCATGACAGGCCGAGCTGGTTCGGTGCCCATGTGGAGTGCCGGCAGGATGGGCAGGAGAGCATCAGTCGATGTCCTCTGCGATATTCGGCGCATCCAGCGGGATCGCCATCGCTGCCCGCATGGCGTGGGACTTGGTGGCGTAGCCGGTCCATGATCGTGCCGCGGCGCGATTGTTCGGCGCGATCAGACGCCACCACCAGCGCACATCGCCGCTGTGCGGATTGCCTGCGCGGAAAACCTCAAATCGCCACATGGCGGCTCCTCATGAACGACGGCGGATTGGCCTTGATCGCTGCTACCTCGGCGGTAGCGAGCGCAGTTTCGCACCGAGCGCCGTCATCCGCAAGATGC